TCATCTGGAGGAGTATTATTTGCAGCACCTGCTGTTAAGGCTCCATCAAAATAACCATTTACAGCATTTATATTTTTAGCAGCCCAGTCAACTGTTTTCTTATTACAGTTCTGTGTGTCGTACAGTTTAACCCAACCTCTCCATGCGCTATAGAAGCTATTATAATATAAACTTTTATCAACTGATGTAGGTACTAATAATTTAAACCCTAATGCTTGTGATGATTTACTGAACCCATTAAAATTAGCTACAGTGCCTTCTATAGTTGCAGGTAAGTCACCACCAAAGTTAGCACTGCCAGAAGATATATATTGCAAGCCATTAGCTGCTAATGAAGCCATATCAGCAGGATTACCCATGTTTACTCTATAATAATTTTCACCCTGTTGGCCATCTAGTAAATCAGCATCAAGACCACTACCAGCACCATCACTAGTTGAATTCCATAAAGGAATCCATCCATTCCAAACAGACGAGCCTATTTTTCGACGTGTCCATACCTTATCATCAGCCCAATTGTAGAAAACTTGGACAGCAGCATTTGCATCCCAATTAAAGTGAACAACATGAGCTCCAAGAGCTGTTGCGCCAGTTGGTATATTGTATGTTCCATCAAAAACCATATACATACCTGTCCTTAAGAGGCTGTTTAAATTTCCAGATGTGCTTAATATCCTTGGAAAGGCTGTTTCATGGAATGTATCAAGTGTGTCTGCGTCTAATCCTGATAATGGCCCATCATTTCCTTCATACCATACTTTCTGTCCTAGTACTGTAATAGGATTGGTAAAGTTACCACCTGATAAAGGCATATAGTTATGTTGGTGACTTGTAATTATACCTGTTAATACATTTTCAACCATTTCCTTTGTTATAGCTGTCAAAAATGCTGAATTATCAAGTATAAATGTTCCATCAGAATTACGTCTAATAAGCCCAGCTCCAGTTAATGCTGCAATAGCTATTAGGTTAGCTGGTTTATCAGTTAAATCATTCCATGAACTTACACCACCTGTTCCTCCATCGACATAAATAGCACCAGTCTCTAAATTTATTTTTATAGTAGTACCATCTATTTTTACAACTCCGTATAGCAAATCAGTTGCTATAGGTAAGTCATCAGGTGGAATTCCATTAGCAACACCAGCAGTTATATAACCTGGTGATTTAATGTTTTTAAACTCAACTGATGAGTTCTTTGAAAGTCCTTGGTTTATTATATCAAGGAATTCTTTGTTTGCATGTGTATGTGATGATGAAGTTAGTGCTGTTACACTTATTTTTTTAGCAGGAGTACCATCATTATTATCAATTGGTATAAAAGCCCCTGATTTTAATTCAGTTTCTAATTCAAGCTCGTGTATTAATTTACCTTGTATTAATCCACCAGTTTGAAAATCAGCATAATATTGCGCTACTACCTCAGTATCAAACAGAATAGGCTCATCAATGTTGGATAGTAGCGCATTATAAAAAGACTGCTGTTGTCTCCTATTAAAGCTTTGAAGTTTTTGTATAATGGTGTCTGTTTCAAACTCACATTCAACTGAAGCTAAATCACCTTGTTGTTCCCATTTAGCATCATACGCAAAGTTCAAAGCATTATATTCTTCATTACTTTGAGTCAATTTTATAAAATCACATAATCTTATAATTCGCATAGAATCAGTCATGTATTCTGGCGCTAAGAATGTAAACTTATAAAGTTTATTAGATATTTGTGATTCTAAAAATTTATAACCTAATCTTTTTGTTAGTTCTTCTTCAAATATATATTCTGGTTTACCTATGTCAGTACAAATATACATTGTGAATCTAAAATCATTACCAAAATATACTTGAATTTTATCTCTGTTGTATAGATCATCTTCATTCCAATACTCTAGTTTTACATATTCTGATAGATCACTTATAGCATTGAATATTTCACTATACATAGTAATACCATCAATGCTAAATGACAAATAATATCTGCCTTCTTGTAATGATGATATGCTAGATAATTTCAAATAAACTATAGAATAGTTACCACCTTCTGGCGTAAATATTGTTGGTGTTAAGCCTGAAGAAATAGTTGCACCTGTTTTCTGGTTATGTATAGTTATAGAACTCACAGTAGAAACAATAGAAGCCATAACTATTTGAAATGGCAATATCTTATCTTTAGGTGATGCTAAAGGATATACATTACCAAAAGAATACCACTTTTTGCTATTCTGTTTGGAAAGCGAAGTATAAAATGGTAAAACATTAAAATTATTAATCGCGCTCATAATTACTGTGCTGTGTATATTAATGTTAAATCTGTTTGTTTTGTAGACAAGTCTGTTGAAATTTTATCTATAGTACCATTGCCTATTTTTGTTTTTATGATACTATAAAGATCTATTTCGTCTATATTTGGTATTTTAACACTGTGTTCCATAAACTTAACTGTACTTACAGGTATAAGGCCATTTACGTATTTTTGATCTGTATTTATTGTTATACAAGGTAGGTCATACATATATAGTTTTTCAAGGTAAAACCATGACATATACCCATTTTGTAAAGTTATAGAATATTCAAAGTTTTCATCTTCTAAGTCTATAGACACAAATGGAACTTCGTATTCGTTAGCTATAAATTGAGTACTCAATAATGCAAACCCATCTTTACTAAATTCATTTGGAGCATACAACATATAATCAATATCAGACACAAAGTTCTTTATATCTATCTTTTCAACTTTTGACGTTTTTGTATAACTAGCTAACATATTTATTGGTGATCCATTAAATGAGCTTGTTACATTTTCATACCACCCAAATTCATATCTAGATGATAATTTGTCATTATTGTAAGTAACTACATTTTGCCCATAAATAATGTCATTGTTATTTTTCACATCATAAATATTGAGTAAATCTACTTCATCATTTGGATTAGAAGAATAACTTCTTCCATTATTAAACCAATAAGCATGCTCAATTTTTAACTTATTATCTTCTATATACCAAAATAACTTCAATGATGCTAACATATCAAATATATCTTTGAGCGTTATCATTGCTTTTCTAGTTGGCATATCATATTCGCTAGTAAGAATATTTGTTTTTGGTACAATGAATATATTATTAAAAGCATTGTTACTAGTTAATGGATTGCTAGTGCTATATAAAAATTGACTATAATCAGTTGTTGCTTGATGCATTATATTAACATCAGCTTTATTTAATAATGTAATCAATGCGTCAGATAGTTTATATGCATCTTTTACTTTATATTTTTTTCTAGCATTTGGCTCTATTAAAGTTTCATATGTGTAATCAGTATAGAACCATATTGATGCATTTAACCATGAGTTTCTACTTACTGGTAATAGTTTTCCTATACCAGCTGTACTAGGTAGAAAATTATCTGTAAAATATCTGCCATTAGCAGCTTTACCATATTGTGTAGGTTGTGCTGATGTTTGTGTAGTTATTATTATGTTATTGTTCTGTAATCCAATTACTTTTTTGTAATTACTTACACTGCCAGTTATATCTTCTGGGTCTATATTATTTGTAGGCGTTCCATTTATAGAAGGAACATCACAAAGTAATCTTTGATATATGTTATTTACAGTAGTTTCAGTTATAGTAAAAGGTAATCCAGTTGTCAATGAATTAAATGTAAGATTACCATTAATGTATTTTTCTGTAACACCAGCAATTGGATATGAGGAACCATTTTTTGACTCAAAATATATCATTTCTGATTTATACAGATCAATATTATCTGATGTTCTCTTTAACTTGTAGTACTTTCTTATAAGTGTATCTTGAGTTTGTTGTTCTATTTCTGTTACTACATATAGCATATACGTACTACCTTCGTTTGTTAATACACCTTCAGTTCCAATGTATATACCATTTATCAACAAATTATCTGATGAAGATATTGTAACGTCATTTATGTTCTTTATGAACGAGAAGAAATGTTTTGTTTTAAGCTCGTTATCATTAAATACAGGCTCTACTTCAGATTCAAAATAAGTACCACCTAAATAATTGCTTAATATTTCAGAACCAGAAACATATACTTGCACCAATGGTCGTTTAGTTATATTTACTGGTGTTATTGCTGGAGCTAATTCTATAAGGTTATATTCTTTTTCTACAGCATTTAAAATACTAGTGTATTGATCTTTTGGATTTATCTTCAACTCGCATTTCATTTTTGATATATCAAATTGGCATTCACTTTTAGTGAATTCACCTAGAAAATATGTTTGAAATACACCATTGTTTAATTTCTCAATTTTAAAATTAAAACTAGTTTCTAAATGTGCATTGTATACTAATGAAAAGTCAGCACCAAACAGTGATATATTGCCTTCCAAAGATTCTCTGAAAAACATATTATCATTGTCTCTTTTTAATACTTTGCGTAAATTCTTATAATGAGGTTTTACTTCAGTATCATTTATACTAAATTTTAAAATATCAGTCTTCATATTTAGTTATTCTAGTTGTGTTGCCTTTTGTTTCTATAATTTTGCCATTAGCATTTATAACTCTGTTTTTAGATTGACTGTAAATCTTATCCAATTTATCTTCAATATTTGAAAGGTCTATTATAGTCTCGTTTGAATTAATATTAAGAGAATCAACATTATTCATTGACATAAACTTATGTTCAAACGTACCTTTGTTTAAACTATCTATTACTTCTGGTATTAAAGATCTATATCTTTTTGTATTCTTTTTGTTTATTATAGCTAAAGCCTCACCACCTTCAGCTTTTCTTTGTTTACCAGATTTTGTCATGCCTATATTTATGTCATTGCCTGATGCATGAGACCCACCTTCTAAAAACTCAAATCCACCTTCACCATATTTTTCTGATTGTGTAGTTACTTGTCTTGCTTTTACTTTAGCTATACCAAAACTAGTCCACATTGTACCAATCATGGCTAATGCTAATGCTGGGCCTATAATAGGAATTGCTGATAGTGAACTCCAAATATTTGCTGAGGCCGTAACTAATGATGATGCTTGTGTAATTGAATTCACTGCTTCTTGACGCTTCTGTGCTTCTTCTAATAATTTTTGTTTTTGTAGTTGATTAGCTTTTTCTAGTTCTAATTCTCTTTTGGCAGTAAAAACTTTATTAGCGTATCCATTATTTCTAGCTTCTATTTCAGCTTCGTATGCAGATTTAGCAATTTCAACTCTTTCATTAGCAGCTTCTAATGCTTTCTGCGCTAATTGTACTTCAGCATCAAATATACTTTTTAGTTGTTCTACAACTATGTTTGTAGCATCTTTAAATTCACTTATTTGGTCATCATTAAACCCAAACTTTTCTAATAATGACTCTTTACTATCTATGTTTTTAATTTGTGAGTCTATGCCTTTAACTGTTGCTTTAATAGTATCAATTTCTTTTTTTGACATATCAATTGATCCTTTTTCAGCTGCACTTATTAGATATTCCCATCTTTTTTTCTCTTGTTCTAACTTAAATTTAGTTTTTCTATTTTCACTTCTTATGATCTGATTGAACTCTGCATCGTCTAATGCTTGTTGTTTATCAAATTCACTTAAACCATAATCTGAAGTTATTGTCGTTGTCTGTTTAGCAAATGAAGCATTTATCAAAGACTCATCTTGTCTTTGAGCTTTTGGTAACTTAGCATTTTGAGCCAATGCAAGTTTTCTCTGTACCTCAAGTGCTTGCAATCTTATTTTCATTTCATCTTCAGACCCTTGTTTAACTGCGTCTAATCTCAATTTAATTGTAGAATCTAAAATCTCCAACTCATTGATCTGTCTATCCATTTCAATGTCATATAATCTTTGATTTAATTCTAATTGATAGTTTGCAATTGTGTCTGTTATTAGTTGTTGGCTATCATTTATTTCTTGTTTCTGCGAATCAGTTAGTTTTTTATATAACTTGCCTTCATCTGCTAATATCTTTTCATTTTTGCGATATTTAACCATCAAAGCATCAACTTCTGAGTTATATGTATCAAAAGCTTCTTTTCTTTGTTTTACAAATTCATCTCTTTCTAAAGCTGTTACACTTTCAGCATATTTTTTTCTAAGTTCAGCACTCTGCTTGTCTAATGTACTATCTAAATCTCTTTTTTGTCTTTCTTTTTTGCTTTTTTCTTCTTTTATATATTCTTCAATTCCTGCAGCTTTAAGTGATGCTTTTGCTGTTTCATTGTAGCTATTTGCAAGATCAAAATAAGTGTCTGCATCTTTTTCAGCAGCATTAGCTTCATCATAAAGAGAATTTACTCTGTCTTTTCTATCTTTAACTGCTTGTTTTTGTAAACGAGTTTCAAAAGATAAATCAGAATCTGGTCCGTATATACCAGCTCCTATTGCTTTTACGTTTGTAGAAAAACCTTCTAATATTCCAGGTTTTTGTATAGCTTTTAAATTAGCTTCTTCTCTTTTTACAAAAGCATCAGCATATTTCTTTTCAGCTAACTCTTGTGCTGCAGCAGCCTTGGCTCTGAACTTAAAAGCCTCAACCATTGCTGAGGTATTTTTAACAAAAATATTATCAGCATCATTTACATTGTTGCATTCAACATCTAATTCTCTAAATGCAGACGAATTTCTTTTTAACCACTCTTCTCTATCTTTTAATGTTTTTAAGTTTTTCCATTCATTCTGCAATAACTTGTATTTTGTAAGATGAGAACCATATTCATTACTACCTTCTTTTAGTTGCTTATTCAAATCACTTACAGCTTCAGTAATTGATCTAACAGCAGCTTCTCCTCTAAATAAGTCACCAATCCATTTGATTATATCTTTGCCAAACATTGAAAATACAGTTAGTAATATAACTAAAACTGTATTCCAACTAAATAATGCTTTTACTATACCACCAGCAACACTTATAGTAGCTTTTCCTTCTGCTGCTAAAAGTTTATTTTGATATCTTAATTTTTGTATCTCATCTACTAAAATTGGAACGTTATTTGATATACCTAAGAAGAATGTATTCAATGACACTGCAGCAGCTGGTAGTTCTCTAACAATTTGAGATACAGACATACCTAGACCATCCCATGATTTTCTATAGTTACCAACTGATAAACTATGTTTACCAGTTACTTCCTGTAGTCTTATCATTTCCTGATATATATCATAAGTTTGTTTAACAAGAGCTTTTCCTGATTCAGTTGATTCTCTTTCAGCAACACTCATTTTATTTAGTTGAATCTTATTGAGAGAATATTGAGCTGACAATCTATCGTATGATCCTTCTTGAGTATTAGCAATTATAGCATTTAGTTTTGCTACTTCATTTGCTTCTTTTATTAAAGTAGAATATAGTTTAAGTTGTTTATTTTCTTCTGATTTTGCAAATGCTAATTTTTCTTCTGCTTGCATTAGTTGTGTTAATACAGTATTTCTTGCTTGACCACTCGTATTAGCGTCTTTTTCTACTTTAGTAGCTTCTATTTGTGTTTTTATATTTAACTTTAAAGCATCATCATAATCCTTTATTTGTGTTTTTAATTCTAAAACTTTAGCTATTAACTTTGCTCCTTCAGTAGAATTTAATGCTTGTTCTTTTGATAGATTCTTAAGTGCATCTACTGTCAATTTTAGTTCTGCTTTCATTTCATTATATGAGCTACTAGTTGCATGTGCATACGTAGCCATATCCTTTGATTCTTTGTTTGCTTGAGAAGTTAACATTTTTAATTCAGCTACTCTAGCGCCTGTTTCTGACAATGCAAATGCTAATTCTCTTTCTGCTTTTTCTAATCTAGAAGCATCATCAGCAGCTTTTCTAATAACTTCACGACTTTCATTTGTAGCACCACTAGCTTGCGTTAATGATGACTTTATTTCAATAGCTCCTTTCTTAACAAGATCAGCTACATCAGCATATATAGACTTTAGTTCTGACAACTCTGATATCAATTTTTGAATAGAATCGTCAGATTTAACTAAATCAGAATATTTAATTGGGTTCATTTTTTAATATTATAATGTTTAAAAAGCTTCTCCAAAACTACTGTAGGCTACTCCAGAAAGTTCAAAAGCTAAAGTAATACAATTTATTATAATTAAAAATAAAATAGCTTATATTTAATATTTTTTATTCCCACTACTTTATCTTTTTACCATGTTTTAGACTTTTTTGTTCTTCTTCTGATTGTTTTTTTAAATTCTCTAAAACATTATAAAATTCTAATGTAGACATGCTTTTTGCGTTCATATTAGTTTTTTGACTTATAACTATACAAGCATTTTCAAATTGTTTATCATATTGAACTTCAACAGAGTTACTACCAGAAAACTGTTTAGGCTTATGTAAATTAAAAATGAACTCATCTATAGTTTCAATTGATTTTGCATTGTCTTTTTCATCTATTATGCTTTCTAAAACTAAGTTTGTTCTTATTTTTAATTTATCATAAGCCTCTTTTTCTTTTGTACTCTCAAATGTTTTAGGAAAGTATGTATCTAATTCATATTCAACTTTTTTTTTAAATTTAAGTATGAATTCTACTATCCATGAATGTTTTATAGTATTTAATTCGCTGAGTATAGACTTTAAACTATCATCAGATAAATCAGAAACTATTTTACCATTTATGCTATGCACTAACGCTGAAAATGCTAAATGCTTAGGTGATATTTCACTATTAACCATATACATATTCATCCTAAGATTCTGTAATTCCTGTATTGCAAGTTTTTTATCAGAATTTATAAGTTTTGCAACTTTTTGTATATGCTTATCAATATCATCAACGTCTGAGCCTATACCAGAATCAATAAGTAAAAACTTATTGTATTTCTGATAGTTTATTATAGGCAGTTCATCTATACTATCATAAACTTTTACAAGTTTACCATTTATTATGAACTTCTTCATACCAATATACGTGTAAATGGTGTTGAAAAAAATGGAACTATAATATATTCATAGTTACCTGTACATAATGCAAAAGTAACTGCTACTATAGTATTTACCCAAAAGCATATACAAAAATCGCATTGCAACAAATCAGTAATTTTACCTTTTGATATTGCAGTAGCATAGCCTCTTAATCCTGTTCTATTTGATAGAACGATTAAAAATGCAGCTAATAAACCTACTATTAAAATTTGTTCAATCATAACTTTAACATTTTTCTTGTGTTACTATTTCTAATTCAAATCTCAATGCTGAATATGGGTATAAAAAGAATTGTTTATGTAACTTTTCTATGTTATATCCTTTATATATATTCTCAAATTTTTCTAATACTTCATTTACAGAAACTCTACCTGAATTTAATAAACCTGGTTTTTTTAATATAGCTAGTATCTCGTGTTTTATTTCTTCAGTATGTATCATAGTTTCATCAGCATATATTTCGTCTAATTTAAACCAAAATACTAACCCGCATTTGAAAGTTATTTTCTGTTTACCTATAATAGTATTATCTATTTTCTGTGGGTCATACACATCAAAAAATGAAAAATTACCAAAATTGTCATTAGGTAAAACTGAAATGTATTCTCTGTTACTGTTATACACAGCTGGAAATACATTCTTTACATTGCTATCAAAATCAGTTATTTTATAGCATCTTCCAAATGAATAGTCTAACCAAGATATGCTATTTTTTAATGCTTCTTGTATATTCTGTATACATCTATCAAGCAATACTGGGTTGCTCTTTAAATTTATATGTACATGTTCTTTCATATTTCTTCTAATTTTTTAATTAACGTAGGATAAATATATTCCCATATTAATTCATTTATATTTTCGTCTGTTAGACCAAATATATCATCACCATATCCTATAGTTAGTTTTTCTGCTTTCCAGTCTGTAGCATCTATGTAAAAACTACTTTCTCCTGCAGTAACTCTAAAAGAAGCATGAAATTCGCCTGTATCTCTTAAAGTCACTCTGTTTGTAGGTTGGCCTTTTGCAAGTTTTATCTGTTTAGTTATTGGTTGATAAGGTGCATAGCTTTCAATACTTACACCATCAGCATTTATCCCTTTTTCAAATAATTGAGTTTCAGAGTTCATATCACATATAATAGCTTCATTTTCTATTATCTCTAACCTTATATAGTCTTCAATATTTTCAGAAAATAACACTATCTTATCTAACATTTCATCTATAACACTCATATACTTCTATATTTTATACCATTATTTTTACAAGGTAAACATACTCTGTTTATTCCCTCTGTACTTAACTCAATAGCTTTGAATGCATTATCCAATTGATAATTTAAACCAGATTTTTTCAAAGATGATGAATCACCATCTAATTCGTATAATATATCTAGCTTTGAAGCATTTAATGAGTTTCTATTAGTTCTAACATTAGCATTAAAAGCCATTTCACGTAACATATCAACTGTAACCTGTTTGAATATGACATCTTGAAAAAGATTTTTCTGTTCGATTATAAAATCTGTAATATCACATTGTATTGAGATATCGAGGTTTAATCCATAGTTTGTGTTATAGTCGTATAAGTTTTTACTCAAATCCCACATTTCTAATGGATTCTTTGAAAAGTCGTCGTTAAAGTCTTCATTGAATGTAACAGCAACGTATGAATCTTCTTGTACACTATACGGGTGTACTTCTAAATACCTACTCCATACACTCCATGCGTTGAATTCGCTCTTAGAGCAACTACTACATGGTCCTTTTGACCAGTCATATTCTTTAGTTATTGCCATACTATTTTCTGGTAGTTCATCTTGCATATAGCATATGAACCAACTACCTCCAGCATCATTATCATCACTCTGATATGGCAAGTATAAATCATTTACTGTGAACCATTCAATGCTACTTTTTCTTATCTTGTTAAATTTAAGTATTCTTACAGGTGTATTCATACTAGAATGCATAATATAAATAGTATATTCACCTTGTTGTGTAAATTGTAAACCTATTTTATTTATCTTAGTTGTTACACCTTTGGCTCTAATCGGTACTATTTCAAAACCGACTAGTTTATGTTTATTTTCTATTGTGTCAATAATCCTGCCTGTTCCATCGAACAGAGTCTTATTTTCGCATATAGTTTTGTATGTTCCTTTTGATATTTTATCATTACAATATCTTAATATTGCTTTGATTATGCTTGCTTTTGTTTTGTTTTCTAGCCATTCAGAAAATGGATTTGTCTTTTCCCAGTAATCGTCACCTATTTCTGATGTTGGTACTACACCTAAGCTTGCTAGTTTAGCTTTGTACAAAGTTTCATTGTACATAATAACATTGCCTTTTTCGTAAGGCTTAAATTCACTAAAGTTTTGATATATTTCATTTTTAAAGTCAGGTGATATGCTATTGATATTTTGTAGTGTCATCAAAGGATGGCATTGTTGAAAATATAGACCACTTTCAGATGTTGTCATATAATCAGCAACACTGAAGTCATTTGTATTTTGATTCTGTTGCCATCCTATAAGATGCAACAGTTTTTCTTGTATATCATTAGCTCTTATCATACAACAATTTTTTATTTAAAAATAACGGGAGGGAGATTAAACCTGCCCTCCCGTTAACAACTAAACCAACCTTATAAACCTAAGAAGAAACCTATGAAGAGAAACGATTTTTTATGGAATAACAACCTCTTTAGTAGGAATAGGATTTGCTTCAGAGTTTGCAATATACACAGGAGCTGCGTATGTATCACCCTTAGCAATATTGAAAGCCAAGATAGGAGAAGCAATAGTTGCTCTGCTGCTGTTGTATGGTGTTAACATTGCAACGTCTACAGCAAAACCATAATGCTCTTTTCTTGTACGAACCATGTCTGCAGAAGCTGCACCAGCTAATGCTGAATAATCACCTACTGAATCATAGAAGTAAGTACCAACAGGCATTCCTAAAATAGGTAAAGTGTCAATACTCCATTCATGACCATCACCAGAGCGTGTTCCTAGCAAACAGTCTCTTTCAAATCTTGTAAGGATTCCTAATGAGCCAGCATTTACAGCATAACCAGTAGCATATTTACCTTCAGCATTTGAAAGGTTGTTTGTCAAATGCACAATCTTAGTGCCAAATTCATTCTGTTTGTTAACTTCATTGTACAAACCTTTTTGCTGTAATTTCTTAAGCAAACTTTCAACCCCACCATTACCAACAACATGAATCTGATTGTAGAAGTCATTTGAACCCATGATAACGTCAAGATCACCCATGATATTTTCACGATCATTCCAACCAGCATTTACAGAGTTACCAGTCTTATTATAGATAAGAGAATCTTTGATAACCTGAGTCTTAGCAGCAGCTAAAGCAGCCAAAGCAGCAGTATCAAGAGTTTCTGCAAACTTGTATAAATACTTCAAGAACTTACGTTCAAAATCACGTTGAATTCCAATTTCGTTGTTCATATACAATGACGGAGTTACAGTGAACCCCCAAGAGTAAGTTGAAAACGAAATTTGATACATAGCAGATGTGTTTTCGCTATCTGCAATAGTAAGTGTGCGAGTATTGCCAATAGTTATATCAGCATCATAGTTCAATACAGGTGTTTCAAGAATACTTCCAATAGAAAGTCTTGCTTTTTCTTTTAACTCTTGTGTAATGATGCCATTAGGGTCATCTGTCATTGCCATGAATGCGTCAATTGCACCATACTTACTGGGACGCAACTCATAGCGATCAATAGCTGAATTAGCTCTGATGTTTTGAATTCGTGTGTTTACTAAACTCATAACTTTTAAATTTTTATAGATTACTATGTTTATACACTAACGATATGCGTTACCCTTTCACATTCATGTAGCGTTTTTCTTTTTACTTGTTATCTTAATGGCAAATCAGAAACTTTGTTTTCATTTCTAATTGCAATTGATTGATCACTGAATTCTTTTGAATCTCTCGTCAAACCATTTGAAAGAAGATGTTTTGCAATCATATCATCAGCTTCTACTTGGTTTTTAGCTGTTGAAATGTCAATCATTCTACTACCTTCTTGTGATGACTTTGGAGGAATAGTTCCAGTTCCAGGTTGTACTTTTCCAAAGTCGATAGCATCTTTAAGTGATGTTTCAAGAAGTAACTCATTAGCAGTATAAGGATTTAAGCTGTTTTTTGGATTAGCTATAATCTCGCCTACTGCATTTCTGAATACTAGATTCTTTCCGCCTTTTCCGTTATCTACAAAGTCTGGTGTTCCTTTTGCAAGTACTTCAGCTTTTGCAGAATTAATCAAAATAGTCTGAACTGATTCAGGAATGTTAGACTTGAACTTTATACCAGATAAAGCATTTGTCAAAACGTTGTCAACTTTTATGTCTACAATGTTCTTTTCAAGATCGCTTATAGTCTTAGTATAGTTTGTCTTTTCTGATTCAAGTTGCTGAGTCATTTGTGTAATTCTCGTAGTAGCATCCTTAAGTTGCTGTTTAAGAACTGTATCTGTATTACCTTCGCTTATTTTTTTCTCTAACTCTGCTTTTTGAGTTTTAAGAGCATTGATCTCTGTTGCCAAAGTTTCTGATGATGAAGCTTTTGTTTTGTATTCATTCAAGACACGCTTTGCATAATCATAACTCTTTTCACCATCATTCTTCTTAATTCCAGTTACAGAAAAAATGTCAGTATCATATTGCCCATGCAAAGCACCAATTTTTGAGCCAATTACTGTCTCTTCATCGTTCTTTGACATAGTTACAATCGCATTCAATTGTTCCTGAGTTAGACTTTCTAATGCTTTATTCTGTTTTAATATATCTATTGTAAGCATATTATTACTTTTTAAATGGGTTATATAAAACAGTGAATGAATAGCCTAATTGCTTTGCATTCTTTTCAAAATTTCTCCACTCACCTTCTGTGAATTTCTGAGTATATTTCTGTGAGATCTCATTACCTGTATTAGGGTCGAATCTCTTTCCATGTACTAGTTCTGCTACTACAAGGTTTTCCTCACCTTTAAGAGGTTGATAACCTTCTTTAACAGAGTTTTTATCTTCTGGTGCCTTTTCTTTAGATGAAAGAACTTCAAGTTGTTCTTCTACGTCTACAATAGTAGAAATACACTCTTGTAATTTATCTTGGTTTTCTTTTGTCCAAGATTTACCGGCACTTTTCTTTGAAGCCTCTAATTGTGCTTTGCTTGTTTTTAATTGTACTAAAATCTCATCAAGCTGTTCCTTTGTCATTACTGTTAAGTCCATACTCCAATAGTTTGTTTTTAATTAAATCTATTTTTTGTTTTAGTGATAAATTTGATGCAAATTCAATTATGTTGATATTTTCTCTTTCAAACCTCTCAACAAATGTACTAAAATTTATTTTAAGTTTTACTAAATTAACATCTAATAACTGTTTTTCATATAATTTTAACACTTCATCTAACGTAAAGTGTCTATAAGGTTCAATCTGCTTTAAAATCATCATTCTTTGAAGCTGTAATGGATTGTTTCTATACTCTACTTCTATTATCTGATTAGATATAGCATCCAACTCAGAATCACTCGCTCCATTCAATTTTGCATTTTTGAATTTCTCGTAGAGTTCCTTTACAGTAAATACATAGAACTCTGTGCCCCAACTAATAGATGATAATATGAAGTCATCTCCATATCTTAATTGGCATACTGTGTCTTCAACAAACTTCTGTGCTAGTTCAAAGTTGGTTTTTAGTGCATTTAGAACTGATGTTTTGCTTTCGAAGTTTGCTGCAACCTGTGTTTCATTGATCGCTTCTTTTTCACTTACATTCCCACCAGAACCAACAACAGAAGTTATTATATCATTTCTGAGTCTTACACACTCATCAACATTATACTTTAGAGATTCAGCATCTATAGTTGTAATCTGCACAGGATTTCTCATGTCAGCTACACCTTCAACTGAATTAGGGATTGGTACTTCTAAGAAAGATCCAGGTCCAGCTATACGTTTTTCACTACAGCATGGACATTTTTCTACTGTACCATCATTAAAAATTTTAAAAGAGCCTGATGAATTGCGTAAAAAACCTCCGTCACAATAGTCACCAGTTTCATTGTTTTCGAAATTACAGTCAGCTTCAAACGCACTGTAAATAGGGTAAGGTGCATAAAGGTCTAAGTGCTGTTTTGATATAGAAAAAAACAGATACCAATCTAGGTTTGACAGCTCCTTTGTTATAGGGTTTTTCTTTAGTTCGTGTTGTTTTTCTGTGAGTCCTGTAGTCCAGAAAAATCTTGCTGGACAGTACTTTAATCCATGTGCTATCTCTGATTCAATACCTGTTATACTGCCTTTGTCATCGAGAATTAAAACTCTCATGTATGTATCATCAAATACAGCTACTTTATTACCTTCTTGTCTGAATATTATCCATTCAATATCAGTACCATTTTTTGTTTCATAATCAATGACATTTGTTATGTCAAGCCAATAGAAATAAGGTGAAGGTCTTGGTCCTATTTGTTCTTTTGGTAAATCGACAATTAATATGCTATTAACAGAAGTTTTCATTTTCTGCCAACCAGTTGTTTTCCAAACGTTAGGTTCGTCTAAGTTATATTGCTTATAAAAATTCCAGTCTTCTGCCAATGCAGAATCTGTAAATTGATAAGTCGAAGTCGAGTTACGGCTATAAAAAACTCTTTCGAGTTCTCTATAGACGTCCTCGACAACAGAAGGAGTAGGCAACGGAAATTTAAACAGGCTAAGAAATATATTGTACTTATCTTTTGGCAAAAGCTTTCCAACCCATTGAAGGAACTCAGTGGTTGGTATACTTACATCAGACATTGCAACATTGGCTTCAGTATGAAACCTATGTCTTTGCTGCAAACTGTGAGCTCTGTTAATAATACCACGTTTAGATGGTTTTACTAATCTCTCCTTTATCTGATTTAATGTTAATGCCATTTTCTTTTGTGTATGTAAATTCACTATCTTCCGGTAGTTGCCAACCACCATTATTTTCCATTCTCAAAATCCTTTCAGCATGAGCCAAAGTAAATTCCTGTGAAAAGTTGTGCTCATTAACAACAAGCACAACTTTTGATTTTTTCTTTTTGCTTACACTCATATTACTCTAAGTATTATGCAGATGCTTGATTAGCAAGATCTGTCAAAGGATTAAAATCAGTTGGAGATACCAACTTAAACTTATCACTCCAGTTTGGCAAGAATGACCACTGAATAGTGTTTGAATCAGGTTCTTCTAATCCACCAAGTTTCTTATCACCTACGAAGAAACTCTTAACTGGAATAGGGTAGTAAGCAGTAGGAGTAGTTACATTGTCAACCAAGCAACCAATCATTCCGTTTTCGTCTACTAGATAAACACCAAGATTTTCACAAGAATAGTCTTTAAGTGGAGCAATTGCACCTTGACTTTCTTCATACATAATTCCATTGAATGTAGTAGGTTCTCTACCAATTACAATAGGAATACCACCCATTGTCTGATTACCACTTCCAAAAGTACGTGCTGCACCAGGTTCAGATGTAGGATTCTGAATATATGGTGAAACAGTAACTTTTGAGCCGTCACTAGCTGATAACAAAGCTGTCCAACTTGCTTTCAAAGCAGGTGAAGCAGCTGAGGTAAATGAGTTCTTAACACCAGCAGTTTTGAAAACTCTCTGAAATAAAACTTTCTGCAGCTGGCCCATACTCTCCTTACATTCAGGAATGTTAAGATCAGGAATATGTGCACCTGCTGGGCATCCACAATTTAGTCCCATGATTTTTTAATTTTTATTGTTTATGAATAAAGCAGATTGGTATTTGACCACCTGTGTATATTATATAAAGCAAATGTAATATAATAATCTGAATAAAAAAACTTAATTACATAATTTTTTAGTCTATTAACGTTTTTTAACTCATTAATTTCTACTTCTAATCTTTTTGCTTGATGATTTACTAATATGCATTTCATATACTCCAGTAAGACAATCTGGAGCATCATCATGTTGTGATTTACGCTTATTGTCCTTTCTATAACTCATAATTGCATTATGGAACTTAGGCCATTTTTTCTCCCATCCTTCTGGAAACAACACATCACCCATTACACCTGCAGAATTAGTAAATATTCTAACAAACTTGTTTTGGCTTTGCGTAAATGGGACTATGGTACATTTAAAGTTCTTCAACTTTACTCTTAATATAGACTTTACATTTCTTGCAAACCCTCTACCTCCGTTATTTGCTTCTATTTTTGCTTTAACAGTTCCATTCAATGCTAGCATACTCGCTGTTTTTGGTTCAGTAACTTCCATTGGTGAATCAGTGAACAGTATATCTGTAATATATACATATTCTGGTGTATCAATGAAACATATCGAACACAGGTTATCAGCCCCAGTATCTGCAGTATCTGTATAATTCCATTTACGCGCAGCATCATGACCTGTAGGTAATTGATCACGCGTGTACGTACGGAAACCTTCCCCATACATTAATCCTTCTTTAGGACTTGGATCCTGCATATACTGAGTATCAAATACCAATGAATTCAATGCTCTCATCTTATATAACTCATCAAGAGTATGCTTCATCTCCCAAAGTGCATACTCATTACCATACTCATCTACCTGTATTGCTGGTAGTGATAAAACAGTCCATTCATCTGGTTCTACTTCCATCAAATACCCACACAGATCATGTTCATGCAATCTCTGCATGATAATTATAATAGGTGTGTCTCTTGAGTTTGTACGGTTACGGATAGTATTCTCAAATCGTAAATTGATACGTTCTCTAATAACATCAGAATTAGCATCTTCTGGTTTCATAGGGTCATCTATCAAAATAGCACCTTGGAATATATTCTTATCAGCTCCAATCATTTGAAGATATTCATTGAAAGCATCATCAAATGTCAATGAATTGTGGCTATTTTCAAACTTATCTAAATCATCTACATTACCAGCTCCAAAACCAGTTACCTGACCTTGCGTTGATACAGCATAAAACTCTCCTCCTTTCTTAGTCTTCCACCTTTGTGATGATCCTTTAGTATCTGCTAATGCAGCTTCAGGAAATAGTGTAGTATATAAAGGCTCCTGCATTATATTCCTGATAGTGGATGAGTTATCATTCACAAGCATATCTGAGTATGATAAATGTAAGAACCTACTTACAGCATTAAGAGCAAAACAGTAACTAGTAAAAGATTTGATAACTACCTCAGTTTTCGAATAACGAGGAGGCATATTAATAATAAGTCTTTTACATTTTCCATCAATAACATCCTGCAGTGCATTAAACATTGCTCTGTGATGATCATTTACAATAAAAGCCCTCTTGTACTGAGCTTTAAACATAGCTTTTGTAAATGTTTCAAGTGACGATAACAATTCAAGTTTAAGCAGTTGTGTAGGGTCTATACTTTCTGCATTAAACTTGCCTCGTATCCTCTGTTGAATTTCTGTTAGTGTTTCTCTCTTTGCCATATCAAAAGTATTTGTTGGTTGAGGTTATTTACCTATGATTGTTTCTTTGATAATCATATACGTCTCACGTGACACTGGTACATTTGGTATAATGCCTGTCATTGTTTGTTGCTCTTGAGGTAGTTCTAACATCATATTACCACGTCCAAATATTCTGTCCCACAGTTTTTCTACAGTGTCTATACTTCCATTTTTTTCATCTTCCAAAAGTCTCGTTATAACTGTCTTAATTGCAATTGGCACTTTCTTATTTGCTTTAAGAGCTATCAATTGTTGTTCATTACAAGTCAAAAGACATGATAAAAGATTCATTGTATCTTGCTTCGTGAGTTGTAAGTTTAGATTGATGTTAAGTGAGGTCAATAGTTTGACTACATCATTGCGTGTAGTGCCTTGTGTTGCTAATAACTTGCTTGCTTTACCAACACTCATGTTACTTATAAGTGCTGGAGCTAACTCTGGTTCAGCAGATAGTACGTCTAGTTGCCTTATAGTCTCTTTTTTCTCATTTATTTCTGCCTCTTGATGCTCAGTCATAAATCCACGTGATGCACGTTCTTCTAATCTTTGCAATTTCTGTTTTTCTTTAAATTTTGCTCGTGCTAGTTCTTGTGCTGTTGCTCTAACTTGTATATCAGATGATGCTTTTTCAATTGCATTATCTCTTTCAACAGAAATACCATTATTCCTGTCTGGCAGAAGTTCTGAAAGGCTTTTTTTAATAGCATCTGTGCTCATAATCAGTGTATTTTAATTGATTTTCTGTAAATTTAATTAAATTTTTCAACTTTTTAGCATTAAAACAGTTAAAAATCATTATTGCAATTCAATTATACCTGCTATTCCACCATAGTGTACAATCCAATGTACGTGAAAACGCGCTTAAAAAACTAAAAATGAGCCAAAAAGTTTAGTCATTTTATTGTTTACATTGTTTATTTGACTATAACTAATTGAAAATCAATACTTTATAGAGAAACAATAAAGTCAAATCAAGAAAAAATGTTGTAAACAATAAAAATTTTAGATAAACAAAGATTTTTTATTGTTTCTCTCTTAAGTTATTGATTTTCAATACTTTAAGAGCAAGTGTAAACAAAGTAAACAATGTAAACAATACTTTCCTATAGGCCTATAAAGGAGCGCTTTATAGGGCCCCCTATAGGGCTATAGGGCCCTATATTTTCTATTTTATCCAAAGGTTTTAGCTTTTTATTGTTTACTTTGTTTATTTTAATATAATTAATTGAAAATCAATACTTTATAGAGAAACAATATATTGTTTACATTGTTTATCTTTGTTTACAAGTGGAATTTTTCCTCCCTCTTTTTATATATTTGAGGCATTTCACATGTAAACTTGGGCACTTTATTGGATTGTTGGCAGAATGCTAAACATTATGAATTGTTTCGTCAAAAGTTATGGAGAATTTAGCTTTAAAAATGTTTAAGCCAGATAATTATTTAGTTATCTATACTTTTTTCATAATTTTTTGAGGCAAAAAGCCTAAATTCATTAAAATGTGTATAGCCCTACTTATTTAAAATCATTAAAATCCTGTGTAGACTGAAAGACGTCATCAAATATATTATATATAAAGCCACCACCCCTCTGCTGAATGGGGCCTGAATTTATTAGTTATCAATGCATCATAACTAATAAAGCATATTGCCTCATAACTAATAGATTAATAGGCCTAATAACTATCTAAGCATGTTAACTATCTAAGCATGTTAACTATCTAAGCATGTTAACTATCTAAGCATGTTAACTATCTAAGCATGTTAACTATCT